TGAGAAGATCAGAAGGTAAGTCCTTGTAATCTATTTTGATTGAATCAGCGGTTTTTATTAAGTCTCTAACCTGCTTTACTTCATCTTTTGTTAAATTTACAACGCCTGTATCGTCTTTAAAGTAAGCATCATCAAACCAAACACCTGGAACCTGCTTCAACCGGTTAACTTTAGCACCAAACGCCGCCGGGCTGTCTAAATCGTTATATTCTGTATGGAATATGATACCAAACACGGAGTTAGCTATCTTTTTACCTAGATCTGAATTAGCCTCTACTGCATATTTGATCGTATTAGGTTGAAATGTGTAATGAACTACACCATCTATGTTCTCTTTCTTAACCGATGAAGAATCAAACATAAAATCACCCTGCATTATGTTCTTAATACCTAACTTAGGTAGATATTTTAAAGCCTTCTTAAGTTTATCCGCTAAACCAGGGGCATGCCCGTGATTAACTTCAACATCTTGGTCATTATAGTTAATTTTAGGCTCTTTATTAAAGACAGCCTTAGTACCAACAAAGAATTTACCGGTATCAGGGTGCTTTCCAGCAAAGATAGCAGGGGCTCCATCCCATTTTACCGTAGTACCGATCTTTCTTTTACTCTTTCCTTGTAAATGGCCGAGTAAATTAGTTAAAAAGCCCCTAGCCTGGTCATAACCACCCTTACCTCTTGTAAGGATCAGTTCTTCTAAGTGTGTAAGGTGTGTATTAGCCTTAGCTTCCTCGATTAACTCTAAGTAATGTTCGAAATATAGTTTAAAGTTTTTCATTTATTTTATTGTTAAGTTATAACCTCCGCGTCCCCCACCTGTATTAGGTGAAATAGTAATACTGTCACCTAATTCGAATAATTTCTGTATAGAGCTGGTTGCATATTCCCTGTAACCCTTTCCCTTAAAGGGGCCTATTGTTACCATGTTAAAGTTATCCTTATTAAAGAATAAAAAGTAATTAAAGCCTTGACCCTTTTCTTCTTCTTCTTTAAAATATTCTGCTATTTGAAACCCAGCAGCTATTTTACGGCCCTTTAACTCCGGATCACCAGCCGCATCTAAAAAGGAATCAATAATACTAACTGCACTATCTGGTTCAGATGAAAATTCCGACAAACCAGCTACTAATTTTTCACGTGGTGCTTTAGCAAAAAAACTATTTGTAATTATAGCCTCACCAACATCTCTCATTTTAAGTTCTTCTCTTTGATCAGCTAAATATTTTGTTACATCAATACCTTTACTATCTTTTATATTCTCAAAATAATCTCTACGCCGTACATCCTTTTCAACCAACTTTAACTTAGTCTCTAAATCGTAACTACTATTATCAATAACACTAATTACCCGGTCAACAACGCGTTGTTGTGCTGGAGCTACATTAAATTCGTAATCTTTTATAGCACTAAACACAGTCTGAATTATATTTTCATCTATATTGGCTTCTTTTAATTGAAGTTTTGCAAATTTATTAAAGTTACGTATTAAACCTAACGTTTTTCCCTTACCCGGTCTACCTGCACCTGACTTGACCTCAACCAACGATCCATCTGGTAGTGTTATATCACCCTCTTTTGGATTTTTACCCTCTGAAAACAATGTTAAAACCGCCTCCCCGGGCCCAACTCCAACTGCCCCCTCTTCAAAAGTTATCTGTGACATTAATTCGACAGCCTTTCTATTTGTTACATGCTTAAGATCGTATTTAGCTCCTAGTTTTTCAATTACACGTAAAAAATTAGCTGTTCCCTTATTTAGCGCTTGTTGTAAATCTGATAATCTGTTTGAATTTTTTAAACGAGTTAATCTTTCTACTTCATCATAAAATTCTTCCCTAATACCCACGTTATCTAATTGTATAGACTTAGCATATATGTCATTTATTCGAACACTTAAATTATAGATAGCCGAAGGGCTATCCCAACCCCCTGATTCAACCCAGTCGTTAATTACACCAATTGATGTATTCTGTTTACCTAATCTTAATAACTTTCTAGCTTCGTCTTGATCTATTTCAACCTCTTTAATATTACCATCGTCAAACTCTATAGTTACTTTTGCTTCATCTAGTACATGAAGATGTTCACGAGGTGGAATATTACCACGTACCCGCTTTTTATAAACGTCTTCTAATGACCATTGCATGATTAGTGTGCGTCTACAGTTTCAAGCTCTTGTTCAACGGTCTCGTCAGAAAATTCAACTAACCTTTCTATTGTTTCAATAACCTTTCTAGGCTGTGTCCTCCCAAACTCTTTGTTGACCTGTGCAGCAATGTTTATATCTTGCATATTAGGTGCATATATAAAGGCATTAGTCAACAGCTCAGCAACATATATTTCACCTTCTGGAGAAATGCCTGTTGGCGCTGGGGGAATATCTGCAACATCAGTAGCATCCGCTTCGACATCGACGTTAACGTCAACCTCCTCTACTTCATCCTGCTCAGAATAAAGCTCTTTATATTGTTCAAATAGTTTTAATGTTTTCATAATTATTGTTCTGTGGGTTCTGTGGCTTTATCTCTTATTGCTTGTTTTAACTCTTCTGTCTTCTTTTGAAAAACTGATACAGCGTCTTTTGCTACTCTCTGTCTTTCCTTTACAGCTTTTTTAGCGCCTCTAGCACCGGAAAACATACCACCTTGATTTGCTAATCTGTTAACCTCTCTATCAACATCATATTTCTCAGGCCCGGTTTGAATTTCTTGATCTTCCACAGGAATAAGCGGAACCTCTATACCACCAACACTATCCTCAAAAGCTAAAAAATTCTCAAAAGGCGATCCAACACCAGATATTGCAAAACGTCTCATTACTTTACCATTAACATCCTTCAACTCTACAGTATATTTGTCCTCACCTGGTCGATTCTCTTCTAACAGTTTAAGAAACTTATTCATGTATATATTTATGGAAGTAGTGAGAGTTTTATATTCACATTAGCAAGAAACTCTTTCTCTAAGTGCTTTAGATCATATCTTTTAAGAAAGTTCCGAAAGTTTCTAAAAGACAATTGAGCCTCAGTAGGGCTTTTCCATACTTCATAGTCCTGTCCTTCAATAAATTCCCTAAATCCTACCTCATCATACTTAATTATACTCGGCAGCGTGTTAAAAATACGCCTTACAAGCTGATGTTCAATGACTTTTTTATCCACCTTGTAATAAAACAGCTTTTTATGCTCTTTATCTATTTTAACAGCATGTATTATCTGCTTTAGTATAAAATGAATACCAAGCTTGTTTTTATCATGTCGATTTAACCTTAAATCGTTTTCAACGAGGTGATAATTATACTCATTAAAGGATTTAGTTAAGAAATAATTAAGATTCATTATAGTCTTATGAATCTTCGGTACATAGAGATGGCTACTTTCGTCGTTTACCGATTCTAAGGTTGATGATTCCATTATAGTAGTCATCTCTTAACAATACTTCTTCTTTAAATTGTAATCTAGCTTCGTAATAACTCAACTCCCACTTAGAATCACACCATCTAAGGATTTCGAACTTAAAATTACCTTTACCGAGTATACTTATATGCTCATTAAGCTGATTTGACGAAGAAGTGTAACCCTTCCAGTCAGTTTCGACTTCATACCGTCGTTTATTCTTCTTTCCCTTTAAAGGCGGTCGCTTTCTAATACACTTACACTGCTTTTTACCAATATACTTCTTATCATTAGTAAGATTTGTTATCTTATAAATGAAACCGTAAGGTAAGTCCGTCCCTTCCTCGAGGATCCCCTCCCAATGTCCTAAATCACTCACTCTATCCAAATACGCTTAACCACTCATCCGGTACTTTTGATAAATCTAATACCTTAGCCTGTATATTATCGTCTCCTAGTTCAACAGCTTTATGTAATCTATGATTACCATCTAATATCATATCATATTTACCACTATTCTTTGTAATAATAATAGGATACTTCAAATCAGCTTTCATAGCCCTATCATATGTAGACTTTACTTGCTCCGGAGTCTTATTAGGCTTGTGTCGTGTATGTATGTCTAAATGAGCGACACCCTCTACTGGGATAGAGATAACAGGCGATTCTAATTCCGCTAGCTTACTCTCTACATCCTGCATCGTGATGGTAAGCTTACCATCAGACCATGTGGTATCTTCGTACCCCGGGTGAGTATCCTCTTCTCCCTCTTCGCCAGTTAAAAACACCCCATCTATACCATCAGTTTCTTTCTTTTTCTTCTTTTTCTTACCAGTAGAACCTTTACGTGTTTGAACCTTACCCTTACCCAACACTTTAGGCACTCTTGCATCACCTGGTGCGTATGTATCGCCGGAGTCAATAGTATCAGGTGGACTATAGACTGCATGTCCAGATGGGCCGTCACCAAATACACCACCAGCACCAGCTGTCATCGACTCTTTTAACATCTTAAAAAATAACTGTTCAAATCTACCACTTGATTCCATTGTAACTATATTTATAATAGTATTGTGGAATTGCTAAAGAAGTATATGGAAGACATTGGGCAAGATCTTGTACTAAATGATCTCAACCTTAAAGAACAACAGCAAAGACTACCTGCTCGTAAGCATTTTTGGGTAGGAAGACTAATAGAAGCTAAGATTAAACGCAATAAGTTTTTTGCGCAAAAGAGTAAGCTTAAAAAAGACCTAGTTAAAAAGGTAATTACCGATTCGCCTGTACGCATCAATCAAGCTTCCGCGGAATCCGCTGCTGAAAAGTATGAATCTGTGGTTAAGCTTAATAATAGCATAAAAGAACAAGATACTATTATAGAATATCTCGAAAAGGTGGAAAAGATTCTTGGTAACATGCATTGGGAAATTAAAAATGTTATCGATATGAATAAAATGGAGCAGTATTAATGCTAACTTTTGACTATAACCCGGGGACGCGCAAGCTTTTACTAAAAACAGAAGATCTAGATCTGTTTAATCGTATAAGAAAACATTTTAGCATTATTAATGATGCAGCTCGATTCGGTAGACGGTATGGTCGTTACATACCTCAAAGAAAATACGCTATTACTACAGCAGGCGCGTGTGAAATAGGTTTGTATTGGGAGATTAAGAAGTTTTTAGGTAAAGAAGAAACAACAATAACCGATAAATTACAAAAAGTATTAAAAGTCGGTAGAGATATAGATCTTTATAAGGATTTTGCGTTTGATTTAAGAGAGTATCAAGAGGATGTTGTTAAAAAGGCACTTAAGCTTGGTAGAGGTACATGTGTCTTAGGTACAGGAGCAGGTAAAACCTTTGCAACGGCCGCCTTAGTTGAAAACTACTTTAGAAGTAGTAAAGATAAAGACACATTTAAATGTATTGTGCTTGTACCTGACTTAGGCCTAGTGACACAAACATACGACGAGTTCTTAAATTGCGGTACAACCTTTAAAATAACTAAATGGACAGGTAAAACTAAACCTGACCTTACTGCTAATGTTATTATTTGTAATATTGGCATTGTTCAGAGCCGGTTTGAGCAGA